TACCTGCAAATTCTTCTATTGCATTACGCAAAGCAGGTTGAGTTGAGTTTGGATTAAGATAATCAGCTTCGTCTATAATAATGACCTTACGACCACCAGCTAGACTCATTGATGAAGCATAGTTTTTTATCTTAACACGGAAGGTGTCAATGCCTGATTCATCAGAACCATTGATTACGAGTGAATCACAACCAATCTCATCACACATGGCCTTTGCAACTGTTGTCTTACCAACACCTGCACCACCGCTCAGTAATAAGTTTGGTATGTTAGATTGATTTACATATTCTTGAAAAGGTTTTTTAAGTCTATCAGGTAATATGCAATCCTTTATGGCCTTTGGCCGATACTTCTCTGTCCATAATAAATGTTCCATTGGAACTCCTCACATAATAAATCATCATATAGATTTTCTAGAACTTGTAACTTTTTCTATTTTTTTATAAACATCTTCAATAGAATCATCTACTTCCCAAGAACCCTCTTGACCTGCATATAATGTTGTAACTGTTGTCATTTCATTATTTTTATCAGTTTTCAATGTAGAAAAAAAAGTATATATTCTATCTACATTAATCCATATTTCATCAGTAACATTACCTTTGAATGAATTTTTAAATTTAACAAAATTAGCCATTATCTTTCGCCTCATATTTACTACCAGTTTCAGTAGAAATCCAATACTGTAATGGTACATCTTTATTTTTAAAATGTGAAACACCCTTAGATGATATACTTACTTCATAATTTCCTGGCATAATTTTACTTATGTTTTCTGTTTTGAAAATCATCTTATACTGATTACCATTACCTTTATCAATCTGTAATGAATCTGTATGAGCGCTATCATCTTGACCATTGAAAGCTATTACATCAACTGTGATACCATCAGATTGAATTGCAATATGTGGAGAACTTAAAACAGAACTCGCTTTCATAATCCAATCAAAATCTTCATTTGTAATTAAGCAGTTTATCTCAGTTTCCGGCATTACAAAGTCTTTTTCTGGTGGTAGTACAATCATTGTTGGTTCACAAAAACGATACTTAATCTTTGATCGACCTTTCATACCAACAATCATAACGTGCTTATCATCAAACTCAAATGATGGATCGTCTTTATGTAAAGAAACAACTGAAAGAAAATTGTTTAAATCATAAACACCAAAATCAGTTGGTACATCTTCACCAATTTTAGCTTCTGCTAATATATTCTTATGAGAAGATACAGTTTTAAGAACCTTACCTTTCTTAAAGAAAATACCTTGATTAATGTTCGCATAATTCTTTAGAACATTGATTGTTTTATCACTTAACTTCATTATTATCACCTCGTTTTATATCATGATTATGTAATGCTATTATTCCATAGTGTAACACTTTTAAAAGGTCATGTCGGCAATAGCCATCTTTTTTGCCATACCTTTGTGCGTATTTCATAATGTTACCAATACAGAATCCTTCACCGTGGCCACTATCTATTATAAATTCAGTTGCTTGAAATTTATCTTTTGAATAGTGTTGCCCATATGTTTGATCTATGTATTCTTTTAATTCATTGATCAATTCATCTTCATTATATTTGTAATCTATTGTCATAGTTTACCAGTAAACTGTGCAACAGCTGGCATATTACCAGAGAAAGCGTAAGTGCCAATGTGTTGAGTTTTCATCCAAGGACATAAGTATATGTCACCACCTATCTTACGCCACATTTGGCAGAACATATAATCTTCACTTAAATATCTGTCTGAACCACCATCAGTAATACTACCTTTACTATCAATAACAGTATCAAAGTAAGCGTGAATATATCTTGAGCCATCAAAATGTTGTTGGCCAACATGATCTGGTTTATAGTGTATTTGTGGGTATGCTTCTTTCATTTGGTCAAATACTTGACGTTGAACTAACATAAAACCAGTACCAATCTCCATCACTTTTAATGGTTCGGTAACTTGGAATTGATCTGTTCCTTTCACTACATTGAATACATATTCCCCAACTAAAGCCTCAAGTTCACCTGGATCCATATCTTTATGTTCTCTAGCTGCATGGGCTATATTACCCCAATTGATAGATTTTTTAGGATAAGGACCACCAGATACTTCCTTATTCATTGCTAATAAAGCTAATACATCTTGTGGATTATAATGTATATCAGAATCAATGAATAATAGATGGGTAAAACCCGATCTTAAAAATTCATCAACCAAATAATTTCTTGCTCTTGTAATTAATGACTCATTGAAAAGGAATGAAAACTTGGTTTCTACCCCATACTTATTCATTTGTGCTTGAAGGTCTAAACATGATTTAATATAAAGACCATGTGCCATACCACCATACATTGGCGTTGCAATGAATAGTTTATGTTTTTTCAATTCATCTACTTTAACTTGAATTTCCATAATATTTCCATAAAAAAATTAGGACTAATAAAATATATTTATCAGCCCTAATTCAAAATTAAACAACTATTTTAGGCAAAAGCATTAATGCCTTGTGAACGTAGCGCCATAACACCAGCAGCTATGATCTCTTTGGTTGGTTTGCCCAACCTGTAAAAACTCACCTTTGAACCAGAAACTTTTTTTGAGTTTCTATAAATTGAGTAACCTTTTTTTCTCAAGGTATCAACCATGGCTGATGGGTTTTTAACACCAAATTTAGAACGCATTTGGTTTGCGGTGAGCGTATTGTATCCATCAGTTTTTGAAAGATACTTTACAATGCGGCTCTCGATTGACATAAACAACTCCAAAATAAAAATGAGCAACACTTAAAGGGGTTGCTCTTCCCTTTTTAGGGGCGGTGGTTATGATACACTCTCATCAGGTTGGGGAGTTTCGGGAGTTTCTTCACCTGTGAGTAGTGAGTCAGCATCAGCACCAGAATCAACTTTGGTATACAAGTCTAAGAAAGTAGCCTTGGTGTCCTCGTCAAATCGAGCAATACACTTAGCAATACTCTTTAACTTATCGGAGAATATACCAAAAGTTCTGGATATGTGAACCAATCGTCTAGTCGATATGACTTCATCACAACCACCTTGTTCAAATGTTTTACGGATAACTTCAGCCCAAATGACAAGCTTCTCAGCAAAATCATCATCTTGACCATCCAATTCTTTTTTGAGAATGTTAATCTCAATCTTTCTTGAAGGCCAATCTTGCTCTTCAGTTGTAGGGAATCTTTCTAAGAAAGCTTCGTTTAGTACATTAGTGTACATATAACGACCATCATCTGAGCCTTTGCCTTTTGTATTAGCAGTAGCAAAGATTGTAAAACCTTCAGCAGGTTCTACGATCTCACCTTTCTTTTTAAGTAAAAATGGCTTGCCCTCTAGGACACGTTGCAACGAAGCAAGATTGTTCGCACCATAGTCTATTTCATCTATACATAATACAGCACCTTGCTTCGCCGCCACCGTGACTGGACCATCTCGCCATTCCATCTGACCGTTAATCAATACATAATTACCAAGTAAATCGCCTTCATCAGTTTCAGGCGTCATTGAGATACAAACATACTTGCGTTTGTTTCTCGCACAAGCCTGTTCAACGGACATTGTTTTACCGTTACCAGATTGACCTGTGATAAAACATGGAAAAAACTTTTTGGATTTAATAATACTTTCAACATCTTTGTAAATGCCGAAAGGAACATAGTTTGCATACCTTTCAGGTATCAAACTTTCTACTTCTAAAGAAGTAACAACAGAATTAATTACATTCGCCTCTGCTGTTGGTGTTTTTGTAATTGTTGCTTTTGTCTTAGGCAGTTTAACTACCTTTGCAACATACTCTGAAGCGTCATAAACGCCACGACCAATTCTAAGGTCTTTTTGATTCGTAAACCAGTATGGGTGAGCAATGCCTGTATCAGCCATAATGTTTTTAATATCAGCTGTAGTAATTGTTTCTTTACCCAACTTCGTAACTGCTTCAATAAATGTTTCTCTAACTGCTTTCATAATGTAAAACTCCCAAGTTTTGTTAATCTATGGTACCATCCTATCAGCACCAGCCCGAATTGTCAAGCGATAATGTTGCATTTTTACAACTTTACCGCAATTTTTTCTACAAATTTCGTTGCCAATATACGATTGACCTCTCTAGATTTGTTCATTTTAGTGAATTGACTTGCAAGGTTTCTGGTACTAATTTTGTTTTTATCAGCAACCTCAAACTCAAACTCTTCACCATCAGTAGTAAGCTTGTTACTATCATTTAAAATGTAAAACTGATCAAAGCCTCTATTATATGATTCTAAAAACTTTTGCTTTCTCGCAAGTTTTTTAGCCGTATCTTTTATTTCCCAATT